AGTTAAGCCTGTCCCAGTGTTAATCTGGGTAACAGTTCCAGCGCCAGTAACGGTAAACCATGTCGGATTAGCACCAGCACCCTGTGTCTGAAGAAGCTGACCAGCAGAACCGGGAGGCAATGCTGTCCATACAGAGGCATTGCGATATAATACAGACCCCTGCGTTGACCCTAAAACATTGTCCATTTCAGACGAAAAAGACTGCCAGAATGGAAGGTTACCAGAGCCATTTGAGGTAAGGATCTGCGTGTTACTGCCTATGCCTACCGAAGTCCAACCGCTTGAGCTACGAGAAATAATATTGCCAGTGGTGGAACCAAAGACGGAATCCAAGAACGCAGTGGCTGTAACGTCAGATGGATTTGCAGAACCGCCAGATATATTGGCTTTCAGCGTCTGATTAGCCATCTGGGCCAAATAGGTGTTTGAGACACCATTGACTGAAAGGCCAATAGTAACAGCTCCACTAACCGTTGCAGCCGTCACAGGCGCATTAGCTGTCACGCTGCCGATACTAGGCGTAACAAATGTAGATGAAGCATATGAAGCGATTTGTGAAGTCGAGACATAGACTGAAGATCCAGCCTGAACAGCTTCAAGAAGTTCAGTCCCGTTGAGGGCAATACCCGCTGGTAGATTTGGAATCTGGATTGATGCGGTCATACTAATGGCCCCGTATTCGGAACTGTCGTGTTATTGTAAGGAAGTCCCGGATCATTGCCACCAGCATCGTTAGGTACAGTCGGACTAGTGCCCGGCTGTTGATTAAGCCCATTCGGAGGCTCACCCGTCTGCTGCGTAACACGATTGGCATATGCCTGCGTAATTCGTTTTACAGCACCCGGTATCGGAATGCCAGTGATTGTATCTGTTGTGTTCTGTCCTGATGTAGTACGCACATTGGTTTCGTTAACATCGAAATACTCAATGCGAGGGTTTGCAATCGGCACAGGATCTGCGGGAACTATGATTGCTCTCAATTGTTGTTGAGGCTCGTCGTAACAATGGTCACAGACAAGAATGCGAAGGTTCATCAATGACGCGCCGCGCCAATCGACTTGCCAGCGAAGGTTGACATGATTGTATCTGAACCCGCAGCGGTCACATATCGCATGCGCCTGCGGATTAGATGGATTGGTTATTGCTCTACCTGCCTGCGAAGCATATCCCATTTATGCCTCCTATGGCCTGTAATATCCTGAAAGCTGCGGAGTAATGTATTGCTGTGCGGTTTCGACGTTCTGAGCCGCCGCAATATCATATGCTTCGTCAGCCATAGGCTTCATGAGAGCAGCTCTTTCTGGAGCCCACATCATGGCTAGGCGCATGGCCAGACCATTTACAAAAGCTTCCATCCAAAGATATGGAATTTCAACGGTCTGCCCAGATTGCAAGTTTGCATCTTGTAACTGAACGACACGATAATACTTTAGATATTGTGCACTAGTTCCATCAGGTACAGGCCACAAGGTCACCGTAGGATTAGGATTGATTAATCGGTCAAACCAGTATGTCGTTGGAAAGCCCTGCTGCTCTTTGTTAGGGTAGCTGGCATACTCAGTCCGGCTTACTGGAAGAATAATACGGTCAATTGGTTGGCCAGAGCCATTGTCAATCTCTATATAGGTATCAAGCATGGTGACTGTATTCAGGGGCACATTGTATGTGGCCTGCCCTTGAATGAGAGTAACAGTCTGTAGATCTACAGCCCAAAGGTTGACGCCCTGATTTGACCAGCGGGACAACAACATATTCGATGCCATCCGCGCTGATGTCAGGTGTTCTTGGACAAGCGATGTCGGACGCACACCAATCAATTGATATGCGTAGACCGTCAGGTCACTGAGGCCGGGATTAAAAGTATATGTCCCGCTCGTTGTCATTGAGATCGCCTATTAGTATGTGGCGTTACCAGCTTGGACGAAGGTAACATGCACAGATGCGGTGGTATCAGTGCCAGCATTGCTAACATTAGCCCGAATATAGACAGGCGTTCCAGCCAATTCTGCAGCAACTTGACCAGTAGCACCAACCAAAGATGTAACTGGAACATTGACCCAATTCATTTGTTGGAATGTTGGGGCTGCGTAACCAGAGATACCGAGATTGGCATTGTTTGGATCATCACCAGAAACTTGAATATTTGTGGTAATTGTTCCTGTCGGATCAATTTGGCAGAATGTAGAAGGAAGCGCCCACGGGTCTAAAGCAATTGGCTGGGAATCTGCATATGCAGTCGTTCCAATTGAAATATTGCCAGCCGATGCAGTGCTAATTGAGACAGATGTCACTGTCTTATAGCTGTACTTGCTGGACACGGCGGAAGTTGTCACGCCTGTAATGGTTTCAGTAACTGTATTGCCACCCCAATCAGTTCCAACAATTGTAAACACTCGGCTAGTTTCAGTGGCTGACGAAAGAATTTGGATGCGGCGGGGATTGTCTAGCGTTGCAGTCTGCGTTGAGTAAATCGTGCCAGATGCAAACGTCTGTGAATTATTGAGGTAGTAAGTACCAGCGCCGCTGACACCTGTTCCTTGTGAAACAATTTGTGTTCCGGCAGTCATACCAGCGCCAGTCAAAAACTGTCCCGGCCCAAGTGCGCCAGACGTTGCAACAGTCACGGTCAAGACGTTGCCTGTAATGGAGGCTGTGCCAGTAAAGTTAACGGTAACAAGAGAGCCGTTAAGAACTAATTGGCCAGCAACAGCAGAAGTGGCTGTGCGAATTGCTGTGCTGCTTACGGCTGCAAACGGTCCCAATGAAACTTGAATAGGGCGCATTTTAACTCCTTTTGCCTGACCTTACGGCGGCTGCATTATCTACCAAATTAGGATAAGGGCGACCCGCCGCTCTAGCCTTTGCTTTGGCTGATTGAATTTGCTTTCGACTTAGATGCTTTTCCTTAGCATCTTTTGGCGCATCCTTTTCCCAAAAAGGTTTATCCGCCATATCAGCAATCCCATTTCCTTAGAGACTTATTGATGCGGCTATCTGGATCAGCAGCTTTTGCAGAACCAGTTAGCTTTCTTTTCATGCCAGTCATTCTAGCACAGAAACTATCTTTACGCGAACCACCTTCTGGCTGTGGACGTTTAATATTATGTCCCTCAGCTTTAAGTGACGCTCGTCCTTTTTCATTAAGTCCACCAGATGGATTTTTGCCTTCTTTACGTTGCCATGCACCAGTCATTTTTAGACCTCATGCAAATATGGGGGCGCGATGGCCCCCATAGATCCACCAAGAAAACAAAAGTTGATCTCAGTAATGCGAAGATGGTTTACGAGCAGAGCCAGAGTGAGCCGACGAAAATACGCCGCCGCCACTCTTACGAGGGGCTTTGCCACCGTGGTTCATGCCGCTGCCGCCCTGCACCTTACCAACATCTTTGGCATACTTCATATGCTCAGGCTTCTCATGATGCGTATGAGACATCACGTTGCCGCCGTGCTTACGGGCTTCACGCTTTGCTTTGCCGCCACGCTTAAAACCGTCAGTCTTATCTTCCGTTTCATGAGCAACATTGCTCTTTTCACCGGAATAAAAGTCTTGCTTAAGATTCTGCTTTGGAACAACTCCAGCAGATTTGCCTTAGCCATGATGATCTCCTATCAAGAAGCTAGATTACAGCCTTGAACATAAAGAACCGTGAGGGTTCCTACGCCAGAGCCAGTATTTGTGGATGTAACAAGGATTTGAACATCAGTTGGGCCACCTGTTTGAAAAGTAGCGTTGCTGACATTGTCCCAGTTAGCAATCTGAGCGGTTGCAGTACCGGGCGTAACAGTAATCAAACCCTTTGTGCCGCCAGCGACAGCCGTAGCTGCCGTGAAGGCTGTGGCTGCTGAAGTACCAGCAGTAGCGCCGATACCAAGCGTTGTGGCAGCACCTGTCCATGCAGTCGTAACCATCAGCGTCATGCTGACAATTTGACTTTGTGCAGGAATGGTTATCGAGGTTGTTCCGCTGGCCTGAGTGATTGGTTCACTCTGGGCCATAAGAACGTACCCGATGTTTTGGGTTCCGATGTTGTTACCCAAACTTGCAAGGTTGCCTGTTCCATCACTGTTAAAAACAGTTCCAGAAAAAAGCGGCCCAGTAAAAGTAGTGCCTGCCGTAACAGAACTACCATTTGGATTTGGATAAATACCGGGTTGGATATCATTAATTGTCGTAGCCATTTTAAAACTCCTTGCTAGTGATCACTGATCACGAAGTGGGGAAGGAGCCATAAATGGAACGCCAGTTATAATAACCAAACGAGTATCTTTCGTAGCCCTTTACAAGAAGATTGTCTGTTACGAAATCTACTTGCATATCTGTTTCGAAGGCAACTCGCTCCATGTACGACAGACCATCGATGTTGGTCAGCAGGAACCACGGATAGGAAGAAGTCAGATAGTCATTGATCATGTAACCTTCTGGCAAACCACCCGCAGTAAGCCCGATTGCATTAATGTCATTGTCTGCTGTGCCGGGGCGCAGTTCTGTCTTCAAAAGACGAATTGCAGTCGGCTCATTATACGGAGCAATGATTAACTTACGGCCACGAGCGAAGATCTTCAAACCAGCCTGATCTTTGAAGTTCGTGCGGATTGCAATCATTGCATTCAACAGAGTGGCTTCGTTAAGATCAACCTGAGTTGAAGGTTGGTTAGCAATCGTGCCGCCATCAATCGGATGGCTAGAAGAACACAGAGCCTGACCGTCACCACCGATAGACGCATTGTAAGTCTGCGCGGTGTTGAGGATGTTAGCGCCATAGATTTCTTTTGTCTGATGAAAAGATTCAATCAGGCCCAAATTCGATGGCATGAACTGGCTCTTGTACAGGTTATCGTCAATGGTTTTGCGCGTGATGCCATAACCAAGACCGATTTCTGTATGCTCTTGATTGTAGACATAGCGTTCGCCAGCATTGTTATCAAATGCTGTCTGACCGCCTTCAGTCTTCAACTGAGCGTAACCCAAGAAACGCATTTCAGCAGTGCGTTCGAGAGCCATCTTCGAGTCATGTTTCGTGAAGATCTTGTCGTACTGTGACGGGATCTGCTCGTATTTGCCTTCAATTCCACGGAGTCCGGGAAGAAGAAGGTCTTTAATCGCCGCGAGATTAACAGCCATTGGTCCTTACTCCTTTAGACGCCAACGAAATTCTTCGTGGCAACATAGTTAAATGCAACAATCGCATAATCATATGCCTGACTGTTCACCAATGTGCCGGGAGCTCCCGGAGGATCATTGATGATGCCAACCACCTTAAAGG